CAGTCATTCGGGGGTTCGAGTCCCTCCACCCCATCCACTTTCTTCTGTCGCGGGATAGAGCAGTTTGGTAGCTCGTCGGGCTCATAACCCGAAGGTCGGAGGTTCAAATCCTCCTCCCGCAACCAATTAAACCTCCTAAAATTCGAACTTCAAAGCACTTTAAAAAACTTAAGTTTTTCTTTGTGTACCCTGAAAAATCGTGTGTGTACCCTGGGTACATGGATCACACGTTAGATCGATGTCTCGATCGATCGTAAGCTGTTCTCCTCTGACATACTTCGCGTAAGTCGTCAGAATCATCTGAGGGCTTGAATGCCCCACCAGTCTCGCCAGGTCCATCACTTTTATTTTCCCGCTGTTGAGCATCTTCACGATGAACGTGTGCCTTGTATCGTGTACTCGGTGAGGTACGCCGATCTGCTTTAAAAAACGCAGTGCGTTCAGTGAACTGATATCCCGCAGCGGCGAACCGTCGTCTTTTGAGAACAGGTAGAGCGACCTTTTTGATTTTGCTGCTGCTATCTGGGCTTCGATGTACGGAACCGCTCCTTGAAGCAGTGGGACTGTTCTCGCCGATGTCGCAGTCTTTGGCGTGGTGATGACGCCTTTCGTGATGTTTTTGTTGACGTTGATCGTCATCGACTCGAAGTTGATATCGTGAACGGTCAGCGCGATGATCTCCCCTGCCCGCATTCCAGTGTTGAACGCAATGCCGAAGAAGTTGTGCAACTGCCCGGTCGAATGCCGAAGCACTTTGGCGATCTCTTCGTCACTGTATGGCGAAATGTCGCGTTTCGTGTGCTTCGGTATCCTGATCTTTCCATCGAAAGGGTTCGAGTCTATCACGCCGTCATAGACCGCGATATCGAAAATTCCGCGAAAATCTGTGATATAATTTTTTAAAGTTTTCGGCGACGCTTCGAAATTGAAAACCCAGTCTCGAAGCTCGGATATCTCTATTTTTGAAATATCTTTCTGCCCGAAAATCTTCACGATGCTTTCGACTCTTTTTTGGATTTCGGAGTATGTCTTGAGGTGCTCCTTTTCTCGAAGATATACTTCCGAAAACTCTTTCAGCCTGTTCTTCACCTCTTTTTTCGGCTTTACGAACTCTTTGGCTTCAAGACGTTTTTCAAGAGCCGGCAGCACTTTCTCTTTCAGATACTTCCTGTTTGCTGGCGTATCCTCTTTTCCGGTCGCCTTGACCACCTCTTTGCCGTTCGCCTCATATTTGACGTACAACATCCGCTTACCAGATCGCATCTTTCGGCTTTTGATGCTTGCCATTGCAGTACCTTTCCGTACCTTCGCAACGGTACTATGATATCAGCTTTTCGACAAGATCGTCAACATCGTCCAGGCGCTCAGTTTCAGATATCAGAAATCTCTCAACCGCTTTGAGATTAATTCTGATGCCTCGCATCCACGGAAACTCTCCGTAATGGACCCCTTTTTTCAGGTGCCCTTCATCGATGCCTTTCTTGATGCGGCCTGGCGACACACCGAAGTAGTGCGCCGCCTCACTGATGGATGCCCATGTCTGTTTCATTGCGGCTCCTTAAAACGGTCCCCTCTTTTAGATTGGAAGTTCAGGCGTCGCCACCATCGCTCTGTATTCCGCGACCATCTGATTCAACCCTTCAGGATCGGCCATGATGGAATCGATATTTTCGGCGGTGATCCCGTAGTGCTGTACGAATCCGTTGCAGTCGGTCCTTGAAAGCCCTGCCTGTATAAAGTCTGGATATTTTGCGGCCACGGCCGTACTGATCCCGTTTCTATCGGCCTTTTGCGAAGAGGTAGGAGCCACGCCAGTCTTTGCGCCAGTGGCTGCCGTAGACTTTGGGGCCTCCACTGTGGCATCAATGGCTTCCGTCTCTTTCGGTTTGGTCTGGATTTTATTCAAATCAACTTCCGGCTCTTTTACCGGTTTCGCTTCAACATAATCCGTCTCTTCGACCACTTCTGCGGCCACAGCCTTCATGAGCCCGTCCCCCATCGGCAGCTTTTTTGCCAGCTTTTTGACGACTGTTTTAAGCGCCATTTCGATGAACCACTGTTTCCAAACGTCGCCGTCGGAGTTCTGTCCTGCCCTGCGGTGTTTGTCGATCAGTGCGCGGCTCATCACCTCTACCGCAGTTTCCTCGTTTGGGAGCTTAGCCACGGCGAATACGCATTTCAGGTGTTCTTTGGCCCATTTTGGATCATCGTCCATCCGATCATCAAAGTTAGGGCGGTAGATGATTTTCTCTTCCCACCCGTCGAAGCTGTAATCGAATTCGTCGCAATCGAATACCGCAAACTCCTTGATCTGGATACCGTATCGCGCTGCGATCTTTTTGTATCCTCGCGCCGATACGATCAGTTGTGCCAGCTTGCCGCCCTTTTTGGTTTTGAACGGTACCAGATATACTTCGGATGAAACCTTGTCGATATTCAGATCCAGCATTGCCACGGTTAGACATGATTTGACTACACTGTCCGGGTTGCATTGTGAGAGCTGATAGTCGGATGCTATTTCGACCGCCGCCGCGTAAAAGCGATCCGTCTTCTCTTTCGTGTTAAGAAGTGCCTTGATTTTTCCGTATTCGTTTTTCAGTTTTGATGCTACTATTTCGTTTGCCATGTACTTCCCTTATAAAATTCCCAGCTGATCTCTTCGCCAGTTTGGTAGATCCATTGTCAGAAACGAGACCGCATCCGAACCGCTCTTTTCATATTCCAGATACCCGTCGATCAGTTCCGAATAAGCCGCCCGTCCATCCTCGATCAAATCCTGCGTGACCTGATACGCAAACGGCTCGTTCGGCGATTCGCTGGGCACGACAAGAAACCCGAACGCTTTGGCCGGAAGCCCCGCCATGTTCATCGTGTCCAGATACCATGCCGCCTGAATGTGATAGCCCAGTCGGTACGCGTCCGCTTCGAACTTTCTCGGATCGTTGTAGCGCGTCGTCTTCAGATCGTAGACGATACCGTTTGTTTTGTCGTAGGCGTCTACGCGGACTTTTCTTGTGATGCCGTAGCTATCGTCTTCAATAATGACACTTACCTCATTGACGGTGTACCTTAAAATGTAGTCGAACATCAACCGTCCGTTGTGTGTCATTATGTCAAGCTTGTCGATGTTTGCATCTGAAAGAAGCGGAACGCGATACTTGTTTTCCAAAAGCCGCTCATGCAGGATAGTCCCCATTGTCAGCGCCGGGGACTCTATACGCTTCATCCGTTGCCGAAGCTTGTATAACTTGTAGCTTTTGAGCATCAGCTTCAGCCCGGACGCACTTATGCCCGGGTGAGCGTGATAGTCTTCGTTGCTCATGTCGTAGGAGACGGTAACTTTCGGCTCCAGGTCGATCTCGATCATGACACTTCCACCTGCACCCCGTTGAGGCGCGTGCCTTTGAGTTCCTCAACGACGAATGTACGCACTTTTTCAGGATCGTCCGTCCGCGCTTTTACGGTAAAACAGATGCGCCATGTTCCTGTCTCTTTTTCTACCGGTGCAGATTGCTGAACCGTTGCCTTACTCAAAGCCTCTTTTTTGGCCTCTTCAACGGCGCGTTGTTTCTCCGCTTCCATTTTTCGCGCCAGATCGATCTCTCTCTGCTTTGCCAGTTCTTCGGCTTCGAGACGTGCTTTCTCCGCGATTTCACGTTCGCGCTTGGCCTTCTCTTCGGCTTCGAGACGTGCCTTGAGGATCTCGTTCTGTACTGCTGCCACCCGTGCGTCGATAGCCTCTTTCGTGGCCTTGTTCAGCTTTCCGGCAGATGTGACGCTTGAGAGCTTCGCCAGGTCATTCACGATCACGGCTTCTGGATCGACGCCGACCTCTTCGCACTTCTGACGCTTGTATTCAAATACCAGATCAAGCACCATATCGAGCTTCTTCTGCTCGAAAACTTTAACCTGTGATTCGATGGATGCACGGCCCTCCTGGACGATGCTTTCAAGCTCTTTCTTTTCGGCCTTTAGACGATTGACCGGCTCCGATATCAGATCGATATACTCTTTGTATTTGTCACCGATTGCCTTTTTGACCTTGTTGAGCGACGCCATGACCTTTTTCGCTTCGGCGACATTCGCTTCCGTAACTTCGATGCTGTATTTTTCGACTTCATGCTTCAGGTGCGCTTTCACTTCGTCGAAGTTCGTCGAAACCTCACCCGCCGTATAATCGACGACGATGTTCATGATGCCTCCCCCGCAATATCGAACATTTCGTTAAGCGTTATCGGCTTATTTTTCAACCGTTCTTCCGCGCGAATCATATGCGCGAACCGGCGAAGCATCCCGGCGGTCACTACGATTCGCATATCGTCGTCGAGCTTGTCGAATTTCTCGTCGGTCATTCCGATGGGCGATACCGGCTCCGGCTCCTCTTCGACGGTAAACGGCTCTTTTTGTTTGAGCGTCGCATCATCATCAGCCAGATCCTCGGCCCCCTGTGCAGTGGTTTCGGGATCTGTCTGTTTGATCGTTGTTTGATTTGATTCATTTTTTGTCAAAAGCTTTTCGACACTTTCGTTCGTCACACCGCCGTTTCCGTCCCCGACCAAGTTGCCTTTTCCCATCTGGATTTTGACTGCCTTGACGCTCTTGTATCCAAGTTTTTCCCGTGCTTCTTCGATTGTCATGTTGTTCCTTTTCGCATAGCTTTCTATTACTGCCTCAGCGCCTTTACGTGTGAACGTTTCGCGTTTGGCTACCTCCTCCAGTTCGTTCAGCGATCCTGGCTGTTTCACAATATTTATTTCGTTCATCTGTATTTTCCTCTCCATACATCCCTGATTTTCCGTTTCGCCATCCATTCGCCGATCATTTTTGCCAAGAATCCAAGCGGCGGGGCGATCAGCATTACCACTGCGATTGTTGCGAGAATTTCTTCCATTATTGCGTCCTCACTTTCCAAAGTGATATAATTTCACGTACTTCTTCCAGTACACCTATTACCAGTGCGCGACCCGCCAAGATTGCCGCACTGGTCACCATAACTGCCTGTCCAACATCACTTACCGTTTCCATGCAATCTCTCTTTCAACGCTTCATTCTCTTCGGCGAGACGTCTGTTTTGATATTCGAGCGTAAAAATGATCTGCTGAGCAGTTGCCGACCATGTTCGAAACATCATTTCAATACTCTCTATCTGGTTTTTCACCTGCCTGATCATGCTTTCGAGCGTCTGGATCTCTTCGTTTGGAACCTCCATTACGAAACATCCTCGTGCATCTCTTCGAAAAACGCATCGATAGCGGCAACCAGATCGTCTTCATCGTCCCGCAGAAGCGTTTCGATGTACTCCAGAAACTCGAGCGCCAAATCGCTGTTTCGTATATGCCGAAGCTTGTCGGCTGCCTGCCTGTTTTTGTACTGTGTTATGGTTAAGGTCTGAATTTCCATGATTTCCTCCATCTGATGTCATACACGAACCCGTATCTTGTACAGGCTATGAAGCTGTCACGCTTTTTCCTTACGATTTTCAACATTGTTGACCTCCATGGGCAAAAACGCCCAACAACACCCAACCAAGCACACCTCTAAAAGTTCAATTTATTAGGAGTCGGTAGCCCATGCTCTAAAAAAGGAAACAGATATAGCAGTTGCCGCCGCTTTCGTAATGCGGCGTTGCGGGTGTGCTTGGGTAAGTGTTTTGCGGTTTCATTGTGAGTGGTGTTATAATTATGTTGCAAGCCACCATAACACCACCCATCATAAAACCTCGAAAGGTGATAACGCTTAAAACCTCTACCGGGCTCGGTCTCGAGGTCTCTTAGCTTAGCCATGAGACGGCATCCGCCGCCTGCTCTCCTGCACCGCATGGCCTGTATGTGAAATATCTCGTGAAGTCCACGGCGGGCCCCTCTGTTATAATGGTGTTGCACAAAATCCCATAACACAAAAGAGCCCGTGATGGACTTGTCGTGGTCCAAAAATCTCGATACGAAAAGGTGGTGGAACATGCTGATTGTCATTGGGGCGTTTCTCGTCGGACTCGCTTTCGGATTTCCCCAGGATTTCATCGATCCTCGCGCGGTCTTCTTTTTCGGCCTCTTTCTGCTGGCGCTCGGCCTCGGGGAGGCGGCGAACCATCAGGAGGTCGAAAAGTACGAAAAAGGCCGCATCGCGCTGGTCAACCCGCTGACCGGAAAAGAAAAGGGCGGCATCGACAACATGCGCGTCAAAAAAGGGACGCACTACGTGCGGCGCCCCGTTTTTATAGGCGTCGTGCTCGATGCGCTGTCGCTTATCTTTCTATCCCTCAGCATCTTTGTTTTCGTCAAGACGTTCTAAACAAATTCTAAAAGATCATGAGCCGACGGCTCGACGGGCGGCCCGGCGGGGCGGCCTACGAAACGTCGAAGCAGGCGTAGAACGCTTAGCCTTTCCGTCGTTTGTGCCGCCTCCTCTTTTCTGAACGCTTCTACGATCTTTTGGGCCAGGGCGATCTGGCCCTTGCCGGTGATCTTGGTGGTGAACTTCTGGTGTGCGCCGGTGCTGCCCGCAAACGTCTGGGTCGTCACCTCGAACCATCCGTTGTCGATGTACTTCTGGTACGGCACGTTGTGTCGCGTGCCGCCGGTGATGAGATAGCCGTTTTCCCGCAGATGTTCAAAAAGCCGGTTCTGCCCGATCTTTACCCCTTCCGCGTCGCTGAGCAGCTTGGCGTAGGTGCCGATGAGCACGCTGTCGACGGAGGCCTCGACCGTCTTGGCGAAACTCACCAGCGGTTTTTGCTCCCGGATCGTCTCTTCGACCTTTTCGGGGGTCAGGTAGCCGCCGTGTTTGCGGATGTCGGGCAGTACCTCGTGGGTGACCCAGCGTTTGAATTTTTTGGCTTCGGGTTTGTTGCTTCTGAGTATCAAAGAGTACAAGCCGCTTTCATTGATCATCAAAATTGTCCCGCCACGCTCTAACGATTCGTTATAGCGGTCATCCTCATCAACATGATCGCTGATTGCTTTTGAAGTATTGCTATATCCCAGCGCACTGCACACATCCTTCGCCACGAACCAGGGCTCCCCGTCGATAAGCCCGCCTCGAATCTGCACGCCGTTGTTTTTGAATATCTCAAGGTTCATTTCGCCTCCTTGGTATCCTCTGTGACGTTGACGTAGCGTCCCACGCCAAGGGCGATAAGCTTCTCGACGATTGCCTGACTCTTCGTACCGCTTCGTGTGTAGCGCTTGCGCTTGATATGCTGCAGCAGGTTGTAGTCGATGCCGTACTTTCGGCAAAAGTCCATCTCGTTTCCGCCGCCGAGATTCTGGATGGCCGCCCTGTCAACGACGAACTTCACATCTGCCATGTTTGCCCCTTTTTGGTATAATGTTTTAGTGTTTGTGTAAACTCATTAGAAATAATGACGATATTTTTAGTAACACTTTAATCGTATTGTTCCATATTTTTTCCCTACTGTCAAGGGTTTTATGGAATACAATGGAGAATAAATATGGATGATGTTGGAGAAAGACTCGACAAAGCAGCAAAACTTGGAGGTTTCAGGAGCAGGCGCCAGATGGCTCAAGCACTTGGAATAAACTATCGAACGATGGTTAATTGGGTAGAAAACAATAAAATCTCAGAAAAAGGAGCCATCCAGATCGCCTCCAAAATCCCCATCTCCCAGACCTATCTGCTCACCGGCGAAGGCGACCCGGAGGTGATACAGTCGAACATAAACCACGGTGTCCAGGTTGTCGGAAACGCCTATGGATCTTCCGTAGCTGCTGCTACAGCGACCGTAGAAAAAGCTGGAAGCACGGAAGACGCCAAGCTGTTGGAACAGATATGCAAAAATGCCGAAAAACTCGATGAAGTCGGCAGGATCAAAGTGCTCAACTATATCTGGAAGCTCAGGGGGCTCCTCGATGAGTGAAAACGTCAACCACGGTCTGCAGACCGTCGGAAACCTCCACGGTGATATCGCAAAGTTGGAGCAGAAGTTTTTCCGGATCGAAACGCTCAACCTCTTCCACGAAGGAATCGCCGTACCCATGGACGCACACCGCATACCAGACGCGCTGTGGCCCCAGGCAAACTGGAGAAAGAGGTTCTGGCTCTATGCGCTGCCCACATTCGTCATCTTCGTCTTTTACCGCCAGATCGTCCTGGGAATGATCGATCTTTCCGGCATCGACCGCCATTCCCGGTGGGCCGGTTTATGGGACTTGGGATTTCTGATCGCCCTGCTAACGTTCATTGCCGTCCACATCGTCGGAATCGACTTGCACGTCAGAAAGACTCACCGTTTCATCGTGCGAAAAGACGGCATCTATTTCCGAAAGGACTACATACCCGTAGAGAACATTTTGGGATGCGAGATCGGCGGCATCTTCGGGAACATTGTCAAGATCCATTGGATCGAAAAAAAAGACGCACGCACCTCCACCTACCGGTTCACCAACAGACCCCAGGCACTCCTGGCCTACGTGAAAATCAAGGCGATCGTCCATAACGCACCGTCTGAAAAACGCGGAAGATACGGTGCATTCAAATACTGATAAGGAGAACGATGCCCATCAAGAGCGAAATCGAAACACGCCTGAAAAAAAGAGAGTGCAATACATCGAAGAGGTCAAACATCCTCAAAAACGAAAATCCTCTGCATGAAGATCCGTGCGATCACCCGCCGACCACATCGGCAAAAGCTCAGAAGCTACGGCACGCTGAAATATTAACACGAGGAATATTGGGATGATCAGCCAAGAAGAGAAACGAAAAGACGTCTAAGATGAATGAAGCCGTCATCATGACGGCGAGCGTGTTCATCGTTATCGGCATCGCCGTCGCCGTTTACGCAAACTATATCGACAAAAAGGCCAAGCCCCGCCACTGAGCCGCCCGCTTCTCTCTCGTGAAAGAACAAAAGAACCGTGCAATCCGTGCTCAAACTCAATATTTATTGTTGTTTTCAGCCGATGAAGTAGATGTCGGGCTTAGATAAAGTTTGTTAAAATGTTTGAAACTTTGCTTGGAAGAAAACGCGAAAAGATGACTGCTATACCGTCGGCAAGCCGATACCATAGCATTAGCGTTCTGAAGTGTATTCGCAGCCGAGGGATGCTCAATTGAAATATAACTCCAAATGAAAAAGAAAAAGCCGATAACCCGTTCTGAAAATATGCGCCGGATAAAATCGAAGGACACCAAAATTGAAAAGCTTCTGGGCAAAGCAATGTGGGCGGAAGGGTTGCGTTATCGTAAAAACTGCAAAGATGTCTTTGGAAAGCCGGATTTTTGCTTTAAGGGAAAAAAGATTGCAATTTTTTGTGATAGCGAGTTTTGGCACGGTAAAAAGTTTTTAGAAGGGGAAAGGTTTAAAACCAATGCGGACTTTTGGGAGGAAAAAATCAAACGAAATATAGAGCGTGATAAAATTGTCAATGAAACATTAGAAAAAAAAGGGTGGACTGTGTTAAGGTTTTGGGGGAAGGAAATAGAAAAAAACACTATGCAATGTTTGTTAAAAATCAAGGAAGCTTATGAAAATGTCAGATAATAGAAAATTAAAGTTGTCATTTCACGGAAAAATTATCGATCATCTCGGTATACAAATGTATCAAAGTCCGATTGCTTCGATTGCGGAATTGATTTCAAATGCTTGGGATGCCGATGCTACGGAAGTGAACATACAACTACCTACCGATATGAGTATTGATCCGAAAATTATCATTCAAGACAACGGTATCGGAATGACTTTCGACGAATGTCAAAATAAATATCTGAATGTCGGTTATAACAAAAGAGAAGCTTCCGGAAAATCATCTACTGATAACGGTAGACCTTTAATGGGAAGAAAAGGTATAGGGAAATTTGCCGGATTCGGTATAGCAAAGAATATTAAAATAGAAACGGTAAGTAAAGAAACAGGTGAGAGAACAGTATTTAACTTAGATCTTGAAACAATTAGAAAAGGCGATACTTATGTCAATACAGACCCGTTAGAAATGGACGTTGAAGAATATAACGAGCCTGATCCGAATAGAGTAAATGAACACGGGATGATTATAACGCTTTCAAACCTCACGTTTGATAGAGCACCGTCAATTGAAGTTTTCAAAAGAGGTATATCAAGACGTTTTACGTTTAATTCTCGAAAAGATGACTTTATTATAAAAATTAACGGTATTGAAGTTGAACAAGATTACGATAGCGCAAATATAGAATTTTCTTTTCCAAGAGATTATACACTTGAAGAGAAGCCTGAAAATATTAGAATAGAAGAGGGCTTTGCCGTAGAAAATATTTCCGATAGTCATCAAATAAGGTGGGAAATAAATTTTTATAAAGATACGATTCAGGAACAAGGCGTGCAAGGGATTGCTGTTTATGCCCATAAAAAATTAGCTCAGTCTCCTTTTATGTTTAATTTGACGGGCGGTTTACCGTCTCAGACCGGTCCGGAATATATGTCCGGAATTGTGATAGCCAATTTTGTCGATGAGTTGCCTGAGGATGTTATCTCTCCTGAAAGGCAACGTCTTAATTGGAGTCATAGAGATTTAAAGTTGCTTGAGCAATGGGGACAAGAGAAAATTAAAGAGCTTTTAAAACTTTGGAAAAAACGAAGACAGGAAGAAAGAGAAAAATTAATAGAAGAGAAAATTGAAGGCTTTGGAAGTCGTTTGGGAAGGTTTCCTCCGCACGAGCGTGAGGTTATAAAAAAAGCTTTAAAAAAACTGGCAGAACTTCCAAAACTTGACGAAACGCAGTTTATTGATATGGGAGAAGCCATTTTAACTTCCTGGGAGGGAGGACGCTTAAAAGCGCTTATTGAAAAAATGGCCGGTGTTAGAGACATGACGGAAAAACAACTTTTAAATATTTTGCTTGAAGCAAATGTTTTGACCGCCCTTCATACGGCAGAAGCGGTTAAAACAAAATTAGATGCAATACACGGTTTAAGAGAAAGAATAGAAAAGAGGGAGCTTGAAAATGCCGTAAGAGACTATATTGCCAAAAATCCTTGGTTAATTTCTCCAAAATGGGAAACTTTTATTGTTGAAAGAAGTCTTAATCATATAATGCGTCAAGCCTTACAAATATCAGAAATTGAGAATCTTGATGACTGGAGAGGAAGGGTTGATTTGATTTTATCTAGCGGAGAATCTTTATTAGTATTAGAATTTATGCGACCGGGTTTAAAGATTGATAGAGACCACTTATCAAGATTTGAAGATTATATTAACTCAATTAGAGCTTCTTTGGAAAGTCAAACAGGACTTCATTTTAAGAGTGAACAAGTTTATGGATATTTAATTGCTGATCGTATTGATGATACCAATCCTGCACTGAGAAAACGAATTGAGCAAGATGAAAAAGAAAAAATGTATACTTTAGAATGGGGAACACTACTGAGTCAAGCTGAATCCCAATGGAAAGAATTTTTAGATGTCTTAATAGATCGTTCACCTGAAGATGAAAGGTTGCAAACATTTAAAACTAAATAAGCTGATTTTTGATTTGCATAGCCTGCTGCCGTATATATTCCGGCGGTAAGGCGTTACCGATCATTAAAGCAATTTTATCCCTTGCAACATCAGTCGGGAACTTATAATTCGGCGGGAATGTTTGTAAAAGTGCCGCTTCACGTAATGTAATAGCCCTATCTTCTTCAGGGTGCAAAAATCTTCCTTTGGAAGGGTTGGTGCATCCGCCGGTGATTGTCGGTGAGACGTCATCCCACTTCATTCTACCGTAAACATCTCTAAAACCGTTAGGATATTTTAGGTGACAAGGAAGCCAGTATTCTTTCGGTAAGTCCTTGCGACTTCCGCCGTTTTTGGGAATAAGAGAAATCATTTTTTGAACTTTTTCGGTTCGGTTTACTTTATAATCGTGAAGAGGGTCATTCCCCGTTCCCGGCCTGTGAAGGTCGACTATCGCGTCTTCAACGGTTTTGATTTTGGAAGAAGGAGGCGCAAAAGGAATTTTTTTCTTAAAGCCCGTCATCAAAATCATTCTTTTGCGACGTTGCGGAACACCGTATTTTGAAATATCGTGTATTTGAACCGTGTCGTCATCGACGTGATAGCCGAGCTTCTGAAGCTTTGCTAGCACAACTTTGATACGGGGATCTTTTGCCAGTCCGGGAACATTTTCTATCAAAACGGCTTTGGGAAGCAGCTCTTCGACCAAGCGCACCATTTGAAATACAAGGTCATTTCTTTCATCATCTACCGAGGCGGCCGCGTTTTTAGTGCATAGAGTAGAAAATCCTTGGCAAGGCGGGCATCCAGCCAATAAATCCAGTTCTCTCGGTTTGATATTGAGTTGAGAACAAATCTCTTCACCGCTAATGTCTTGGATAGGAGAGTTCCATAAAAAGGTGTCTTGATGGTTTAAGCGATACGCTTTAGATACCGTACGGTCAATCTCCACCGCGCCGATTACATCAAAGCCGGCTTGTTTCAATCCTTCTGTCAAGCCGCCGGCTCCGGCAAAAAGATCAATGGCTATATATTTTTTCATTCTTGATATACTCCATTTTTTCAAAATTTTATCAAAATTAAGTTTTGTCGGTCTTGATTGAGGTTTGCCGTATAGCGACCAAACCGTCCACCTCTTTTTCTTTATACCGCCGCTTCCAGCCTTCGCACGTCATAGACCGTCTTCATCCCCGTCATCTGCCAGTGGGGTTTGTCCCATTGCCACAGCTCCCAGCCCCAGTCGATTTTCAGGCCGTGGGTGTCGATGACCTGTTTCATCGCGCCGGCGACGGCGGAAAAGGCCGTGTCGTCGTCCCAGCGGTATCGGCCGTCGATGTAGGGGACCAGGTCCACGGCCAGGCCGTAGAGGTGGTAGGAGTCGAGGGTTTTGGACTTTCCTGTCTCCACCAGCTCGCGCTGCCGCTCGATCGTGCGCACCCCCTCTATGACGCCGAAATCCACCGGCGTGACCCGTATCGCTTCGGTCACAGCGAACGAAAGGGCCGGGTGGAGGCCCACGAGCCGCGAGAGGGAGCGTTCGGAGAGTTTGTAGCTCACTTTTTTCCCTCCTTCGTGACGATGTCGAAGGTTTTTGTTGCACCGCTCTTTTCGATGATGATGAGTTCGGCGAGGTAGAAGGCCCGGGTCCCCTGGTGGCCCAGCAGGCTCGCGATGGAGACGCTGAGCAGCTCGTTGAGCCCATACCCCATGCACCCCAGAAAGATCGTGATGGAGAGGCCGGCGTTGATGATCGAGTCGGCGACGAACATCCCGAAAAGCCGCCCCGCCCTCACGCCACTTCGCTTTCGGGTCAGAAAGTTGACGAAGGCCCCCCACATGCCGAAGGCCGCGGCGATGGCAGTGGAGGCTCCGGAGATGTCGGTGATCTTCTCAGGCATCGCGTCGCCTTCTTTCGATCAGCGGCCGGATGAGCCACCGTAAGCCGAACGTCGCGGCGACGATCCCCAGGAACGAAACCACATACCACTCCGGCGCTTTGCCCACATACCCCCACCCCGTCACGACATAGTCCTGTACGGTCGGGATGAACGACCCGATGATCGGCAGCGTGAGCAAAAAGAGCAGATACTCGTCTTTCCATGAGTTCTGCATCTGTTTTTGCGCGTTGATGTCCCAATCCGCTTCGATGCGTTGGCCCTGCTTCGCAAGCTCCACCCGCGCGTCGATCATCTTCAGTTTCGCCTCCGCCTCTTTCTCCAGCAGCTTCGCCTCCAGCTCGGCTTTGAGCGTTTTTCTTTTCTGCCACTCCATCATCGGTTTGGCCACTGCATCCGCAATCGCGCCGAAAATATTGAACCAGCTCATCTCTCTCCTTTCTTGATTTAATTCTCTATTTCGATGATCATGACCCATCCGTCGTCAAACGTATGGTTAACAGACTTGATCGAGTATTCACCATCATCTTCACCAAAGCCCGTCAACTTCAACGTGCCGCCTGCGTATATCTCTTTCCCATGCATCTCAATCTTGCCGGACTTTATGCCTCGATTCGCACGTTCAAGTTTTGCTTCGGCTTTTGCCTTCGCTTCTGCCGCAGTTTTAAACTGGCCCTCCATCAACAACACAGGGTTACCGTTGCCAACCGTTACTGATTCAACTGTATTGTCCCGCGTGTCGTGCCATGTCGCTTTGCAGGATGCGTATAGCGTCCTGTTCGCGTGTTTGATGCGTAGTTCCGAACATTCTGAAGAATCAATCTCGAAGACCGGCAACTCGTCGGAGCGCTTCGCGTCTTTCGTACGCTTCAAGAAGATCAGAGTTCCGTTTTTAATGCTGAATATCCCGTTATAGTCGCTCGCAATTCGCTTCATAAAGTGTAAGTCGCTTTCGTTCGTCTGGCTCAAATGCGTAACGTACAGATCATCAAAATCACTTTTCAGCTTCAAGCCGTGACGGTCGGCTATGATTTGCACTATCGCCTTGAGTGAAATTTGCTCATAGCTTAGATCGCGCTTTTGCTTTAGTGCGGCGGAGAAGTCCGCGCCGGTAGCCGTGATGGTCAGCCCGAAGCTATCGCGTTCCGTCGTCTGAACCAAAAAAAGGCCGCAAAAAAAGAGCCCGGTCTCTTCGTAGCCAAGCCAGAGCTTTAATTCGTCTTTATATGCTGGTCTCTTAAAGTCTCCTGCAACTCGAATAGTGATCTCATCGCTTTGGTTGCCGTCTTCATCTTTGAAGGTGATCGACGAAAGATTTGCACGAATTTGCTCCGTTACGTCGGTACCGTTTGCTTCTATCTTGAAAATCGGTGTCACCATAGCGCCTTTGCAGTAGATTCAGACTGTACCGTTTTAATTTCCGGCAGATAGACGATATCGCCCACCGAAAGCACCGTCTTGTCCAATAGGTGAGGATTGGCTTCCATGACGGCATCCATGATATGCGCGTCGATTCTTCCATAGGCTTTGAAGACAATGATGTCGAGACGATCGCCCTCTATCGCTCTGTATTGGTTCATGAAAAATACCTCGTCATTGAGATTGAATATTCTTGATATCTATATTTCCCGTCTTTCAAAAAACCGCTTTTGGTGCGGCTCAACTCGTCGATGGTGACCTCATAGCTTTCTCCAGTGCCAAGCGTCAGGCGTACTGGCTTTTGCTCTTTTGCAAGGTCTTCAAACGCTTTTAATGCGTTGACGCTTTGCAGCAGCAATTTCCCTGAAAACGTGATCGTCTCTTCCCATAGTCCGTTTCGTTGCGTATATTGATGATTGGCAATGCGCTTTTGCCTGCTCCAGTCAAAATTGAAGCGGTGTTGGATTGTCGCTATATCATTGCCATTCAAGTCAAAAAGAAACTCTTCTATCTTTGCCAGCATCACACACCCTCATCTGAAAATGTTCTATTTCGTCTGCTCTCTTCTGCTGCACGAAGAGCGGAACGGACGGCGTTTTCGACTTGCGTTCTGATTGTCGCTTCCTCAATTTTCCCATCAGTAGCCTGTATGATGATATCTCCAAAGCTCACCGATATCTGTATGGGTTTATCTTTTTGAGATATAACAGGTGTCTGAACTTTTGGATGAACAATTGCTTCACCGACAGTTGGATTGATTGATACAGGCGGGACATTGGGGGTGATAGTCGGAACGGAAACATCAGGCGTAATTGCCGGATTGACCACGTTGGGTTTAATAGTAGGCATTCCATTCCGCTGTACTGCCGGTGCTGATACGATCTGCATTTTCGGTATCTGTACAGGCTGCGCCATTGCCACCTGCGCCGCAACTGCCGTTCCGACGGCTATCTTTTTGACTGTTTGTGCGACCTCGATCTTTTTTTCATCATCACCGAAGCCGAAAAAAGAGGCGATGCTTGATCCGATGCCTTTGATCTTCTCCACCGCACCTGCAAGCCAGTCAAACTTTTCACCGAGCCAGTCGAACACCTTGCCCCACGCTTTCATCACCATGCCCATTGGCGACCACGAAAAAGCTTTTTTAATCCATCCCCACACCTTGTCGACGCCGTTTTTAAACCAGTCGAATTTGTTATATGCCCACACTGCGGCGGCGGCCAAAGCCCCAAGCGCCGTGACGACAAGGCCGATCGGATTGGCGCGCATAACGAGATTGACGCCCGTTAAGGCCACTTTGAAGATACCGGCAGCGGCGGCTGCACCCTTTTGCGCTACGGCTCCGCGCATTGTCCAGAGCGTGGCGAGCTTCGTTTTTGCGGCAAGAATGCCTTGCCATAATGTAAGCGCTTTTGTTTTTGTCGTTGCGGCGGCCGTCTGAATGTTTGCAAGCATCATGGCGGAGCGAAACAGCGCGATCACCATTTTCACTTTGTGAAATCCGTTCGCAACAAACGTCATCGCATACCCAAGCCCCGCCGCGGCAATGCTGAAGGCGGCGAAAGCCGCCGCGCCCCCAAATACCACGCCTGTCAATGTGGGCGAGAAATTGGAAAATGCGGTCAGCTTGTCCGACAGCCACTTGATACCGAGCGTCACCCCTTTGATAGCCGGTAAAAGCGCGGTTGTGGCCGAGATGGCAAGAGCTTCGAGCGACGAACCGAGCGCCTTGATCGATCCTGCGACGGTGTCGTTTTGTGTCTTTGCGATCTTTGCCGCCGTGCCCGATGCGTTTTTGAGTGTCTGTTCATATTCTTGAAGCTTTTTGAGCCCGACATTCATCAGCGCGATAGCCCCTCCAAGCGCCTCCTGGCCGAAGAGCTTCTGCATCACTTCGGCTTTTTCGGCGTCGGCCATATCGCGTGTCGCTTCGTTGATCTCACCGATGAGCGGCAGCATTCCTTTGAACTTTCCGGACGCGTCTTTCGTCTCGATGCCAAGCTCTTTGAGCATTTTCGCAGCGGCGGAGGGAGGCGCGGAGAGGCGTGAATACATCGCCTTGATCGTCGTACCGGCCATCGACCCCTGAATACCCACGTCGCCTAGTTTCGCCGCGAGCGCGGATACCTCCTCGATCGATGCTCCGAGCGCGGACGCCACCGGCGCGACATACTTCATCGTCTCACCGAGCATTCGCGTATCCACATTCGCCGTCGTCATCGTTTTTGCCATCACATCCGCGACACGGGTCATTTCGGAAGCTTTCAACCCAAAGCCGGAAAGTATGTTGGACGCAATGTCTGAAGTTTCAGCCAGTTCCGTCTGCCCAGCCGCCGCGAGATTGAGAAGTCCCGGCATCGCTTTGACCGTGTCGTTGGCGCCAAATCCTGCCATCGCAAGATATTGCATCCCCTTCGCCGCTTCGGATGCACTGAATACCGTAGCAGCCCCCAGTTTTCGCGCGGTATCGGAGAGCGCTTTGAACTGTTCGTCCGTCGCCCCGCTGAGCGCCTTCACGCGTGCCATCGCGCTTTCAAAATCCACGGCGAACTTGAGCGGGGCGGCGACCGTGATGCCGAGGGCTATTTTGTCGCTTATGGTGCTTTTGAGTTCGGCACGCTTTTGAAGATTCGTCTCGACGGCAAGTTTATGCCGGTTGATGCTTTCAATCGTTTTGCCGATTTTCGCGATGGATCTGTCGGTTTTTTCGGCTTCCATGCGCGCATGTCTGAGCCAGTCGGTCACTTTGATCTTATGGGCGTTCAGCCCGCTGATTTTTCTACCGGTTTCTGCGAGTTTACGCTTGAGCGCGTCTATTTCGTCCTGCGACTTCGCGGTGGCGAGTTTGATCTTGATCGCGTCGCGTTTTCTGTAAAGCGCGTCGATGGTTTTTTGCAATGTCGAGAGTCGGTCGGTCGCTTTCTTGACATCGATATTTTCATCGATCAGCTTCAGACGTTTTTTCCCGAGCTTCGAAACAGTGGAGCCGATTTTGTCGATGCTTTTTATCGCACGCCCTGCCGCAAGCTCAACGCCCGCGGCGCTCATGCCGAGCACGATAGAAAGCCCCAGCGTTTTTATCGACATTCACGATCCTTTTGTGTTATACTCATTTTATGAAACCATTGATCAGGCGCACCATGTTTACGCTGAACGATTCGAAACACGCGCTGTTTTGGCATTGGCTTTTGACGTTCGTCATTTTAGTTTCCGTTACCGGCATGCCCGTAGCTTCGGCAGCATTCGCGGTGCCGGGGCTGATTTTAACAGCCATGGTCACAAGCCTGCTCGATCTGGCACTGGGCCTATTCGGCCTCAGCTCCATCGATGCTTAACCTCTCCGCCTCTTCCGCGAAAGCGGCGAATGTAACCGTCTGCATCTGCATCATATCGCCATAGGAAAAGTGCAGCCAATGGCCTATGCCGGCCATCATTCCGATGCACTCATCCCACTCTATGACAAAAAACCCTGCAGCTCCTTGTCGAGCTTGTTGAAATCCGCCATTGTGAGACTTTCGATTTCGTCGGGTGTCATTTCGGTCAAATTTGAAAGCAGTGCGATTTCACGTTCAAGATCGTCGGTGATCTTCGATACGACTTTCATATCCCGTACCAACGGCTCACGCATCTCGACCGTTTTTCTGTTGCTCAGTTCGATTTTCATTTGGTCACCTCTTCAACCACTTTGTATTTCCCGGCAGCTTCTTTTTCGAGAAGCTCCACCTCTTTTTTACTTACCTCTTTTGTCTCTCCGCGACGCAGGATAAGCAGGTCTTTGCCTGCTTTGTCCTTGATGCCGATATAGTATGTCGCCAGCACTTTCATTACATCACCGCCGATCGGATCGATTCGTAGATATCTTTGCCGCCGATTTTGGCGATGTAGTTCGGCAGATCGATACTGTAGACCTCTTCATCGCCCAGTTCGAGATGGTAGACGTTGACATACATCTTCACTTTCGCTTTCATGCCGTCGCCCGCTTTGAGCGTATCCACTTCCACATCGATGGAACCGCCGATAGTCGCCGAGATTTTTTTGGACACGGTATTTTCAAGGTACTCACCCTTGAGATTGAGCGTGGCATCCTGCAACTTGTTCGCCTCGTTCATGATCGCGCTGTTCACCACATTCAGATCGCACTCAAACTCCATCGGTTCCAGCAGTCCCGAATCGACGTGGATGCCGTTAACCTGCTCTTTTTTCGTTTTCACGGCCGGCAGTTTGTAGCTCTCAACCGTTCCTAGATATCCGATACCGGATACGAATACATTCAGCTCTTTGACTCTCCCTGGTATCTGTCGTGTTGCCATATTTCACTCCTTATGCAAGTCTTTTGTAAACGACGCTACTGTAAGCGTCAACGCGGTCGAATGTCACCTTGATGAGCGCCGGACTCGGTGTCTCCTGTGCTTCAATCGTGAAGTAGAACTCACCGTTGGTGATCGCTGTCGGTGTGGTGCGCTCTTTGTCGAGGTAGACGTTGAAGCCCAGCATGACATCAGAGCCGACGAGGTTCGCCATGAACGCCCGCAGACTATCCGACGCCGCGTCCAATGCGTTCAGATCTTTGTCGACCGCCCAGAAGATGCCGCCGATGACGGCAAATGATGCCAGGTCGAAGATTCTCACGCGGCGAGCGTCCTGCCAGATCGGGTCGATATCGCACGTCTCATAATTCCAGGTGCGAATACCTGAATAGTTGATGAACGATGTGATCTGCTTTTCGTTAAGCGGATCGGTTTCATCCTGGAACCCTGCCAGAAACTCGCGAATGGTTTTCACGCCGCCGACCGGGATAACGCGGTTTGAGATCGAGTAGCTGTATCCGATGTCTTTGCTTCCATCAATGGATGCGCGAAGATAAGCAAGGACAATGGATGCGCTATATTCATCTGTTGCGTTGATAGCAGTATTCCAATCAGTCAGATTGGTAAATACAGGCGTGACACGGCGTGATCCGAGCGCATCGCGTTTAGTGATAGCATCGGCATTGTCTGTCGCATCAAGGTCTACGAACGCGCGTGCTTTAAGCTTGCTAGAAGTTGCGACAATGGCGTTTTGCACATCGATATCGGTTGACCAGTCGCCAACACCAATGATATCCGGGCGGATGCCGAATATCGACGGGGCGGTGGCAAGCGCGTTGATTGCGCCGATCACATTGCTTTTCTCGATAGCAGCATCCGCATCAATGTGTGCGATGGACAAGACCAGTGGCACAATGAGACCGTATTTGTCTTCACCAAATTGCAGATATTTCAGAATATTTCCGCCTGTTGCAGCCGAAATTTCAGGATCGGCCAGCGCATCTTTAATGCTATCAAAATACTTCATGCCAGCAGGCACTCCGGCATCAGCGGTCAAGACCAACGCCATTGGGATCGTGCTCGATACGCTGATCGGGCGCGCCCCCGTCGATACGACGTCGACGACGACGCCTCGGTTGATACTCATGCTACTCTCCTTTCGATTTTTTGCAGTGGCTGCGCTCGATGCGTCTTAACATGCCGCAGAGCGCCACCTCGATACGGTTCGCCCTCCCCGCCTCGATGCGCCGGGCGATGTGGGAGGAGACCGTCTCGTCCTGGGAACCGTTCCATACCAGCACGTTGACCATCTGGTCGAGCACCAGCAAAAAGCGCATCGCGCGGGAGCGCTTCGCCATGTCGCGCTCGAATTTCGCGATCAGCGCGTCTTTCTCCATCAGAGCGCCTCGGCGAAGGCCGCGAGATCCTCGAAGGCGCTCAGCCCCTCCAGTTCCGCGGCCCGATCGGCGTACCACGCCAGGTGCTCGGCCAGCGCGTCGAACGCCCCGTCGAGCAGTGCGCTGTCGCTGTAGCCGGCCTCCGCCAGGGCCAGCATCTTTTCGTAGGCACTCCGCTCCGTCTCGGTCAACACGGAGGCATCGGGCGAAAGCGAGTCGACCAGCTTGGCCAGCAGGACCACCGCCTTGGACGTGCTCGTATCCTTCTTGTTGGCGTCTCCGATCGCTCGGACGATCCGTTGCGACACGACCCATCCGAGCGTCTCGAAGAGGGTGTTTTTAAGTGCCGCCGGGTCGGTGGGAATGTTCCAGATTTTTTTGCCGCGCTTGTCGATGTAATAGGGTTCGATATTCGTGTAGATGTTGTCCCCGATTTTAATAACGCTGATCATGATCTCTCCTAAAATACAAGATTGGATGTAATGTTTCGAGGCTTTCCGTCTGCGTCGAAAACGATTCCATCAAAAAAATCGTAAGAAACGTTTCCGTCAGGGTCAGTCATTTCAGAGCTCGTAGTCACAAACGAACACGTCTGCTTATGAATATAAAAAAGTTTTGTCCCTGCCGTTTCGATACTATGGTGCGCTTCGTATTGACTGATGGAAATTAATCCGCTGTGATCCCAGTATTTCCCACCAGCCACATAAAATTGTTTACCTTGATCGTTTTTGGCGGGGATTACAGCATCAACCCTGTTGAGCACTAATCCGTTTACCGATGTAACGACCGATCCACCCATATCAAACAGCATCATGTTCCCGGGTCCAGCGTATGGGACAAGACCATCGGCTGGCGCGGGAAGGATGGGGTCAATCTCATACAGACCGATAACGGCATTCCGCAACATAAATCTACGAATTGCTGCATAATCGTTGCCCGAAAATGAGTATACATACTGTTCCGGGATGATTTTTGCGTGCGATCCATCTCCGGCCTTGTTGACGGCGTAGAATGTAATATTTTTGTGTATGATACCTATGTCAAGTGTTAATATGTGATCTGCCGAGTTTGATAGATATATGCTACCTCTCCCCCCTGTCGGTACGCTATCGCACGCCTTCTTGATCGTCGCAAACGGCGCACCGCTGCTTCCGTCGTTCAAGTCGTCGCCGTTTTCGGCATCGACGTAGAAGGTCCGGCTCATCTGCCCGATCGCCGCGCCCACGTCGTCCCACATCTGTTGCCTGATCTTCGCGCGGTTGGGGATGGTGACGGCGGTGAGATTCCCGAGCTCGTCGTATTGCGGCAGGCTCACGTCGCCGGGGGTCGGCGAGTAGAAGATTTCGTAGGCCTTGCGGTTCTGCTCCGCGATGTTGGCCAGCAGGCGGTCCTGTTTTTGCTGAATTTCAGCGAGATTGATGCTCATGTCATGCTCCTTTTGTTGATTTGACTAGTGATATTTCCAAGCTGTTTTGCAGTATTTGGCGGCCAAGTTCAGCGCTCATATCAAGCTGTGATAGTTGCAGCTCTTCGATATCCTCTTCGTTTTCTGCTATTCTATTTTCATGATCTATGAGCCTGTCATTTGTCATTCCCTTGAATTTGTAATAATCAGCTTTTGCGAGTTGCAAAAGGCCAATTTCTTCTTGAAGGTCCAAATGCCTTAGCCCTGCCTGTGCGCCGACTTCAAGAATCATCAGGTCTTGCTCGGTTTCGTAGAACGGCAGGTATTGAAAGTCGATCAACTGCTCGGCGTTTTGATAGACAAGCTGAATTTTGAACGTTTGTCGCATGCCAGGCGGGAACGGGAACGGCGGCTTTGCCAGCATGAAGAGCGTGCCGTCTTCAAGGAATAGCCCTGCTGTGCGTGCGTAATCTGTTGCCTCTTCCGGCGCTACATCGCAAAGAAATTCCACCGTGTTGTCGTCGATTTTGTTGTACAATGAAATATCTTTTTGCAGCCACCCGCTAATATCCGTCAATGCTGGGTCAAGGTTGTAGTCAGTTGTGCTGAACTTGAAATATTTCGGCTGAACAAGCTTCCCGGTGACCGAAGCGTCAGCCATTGCAAAAATGCCCTTTTCGGTGATGATACTTTTTCCTACTGCCATCTATACTCCTTCCATAATAGCTACTGCCGAAACTTCGCCCATCGCGCCGATTTGCGCCACGGCGTAGCAGGTCATTGTTTCTTCGAATCCATCCACCATCTCGGCATATACGGCACTTTCACACATAATGCCGACATGCGTAAATATTTCCGTACCGACACGGTAAGACAGAAGCATTTCGGTGATATGACTGCGGGTGTTTTTGCTTGATTCTGCGATAGTTTTAACCCGCTCTGCCATCTCCGCAGTAATCTCTACATCTTTCATTGTCGATAGATCGATCTTGAACGTGTACGGCTCACCGCCATACTCGAACCACTCAACGATATCTACGTCAACAATCGCGTCGAGCGCGCCCTCTACCGCTTTTTTTGTGCCGCGGCACCAAGCTGATTTGACTGTTCCGGCGATAAGTCCTCTTTGAATCTCTTCACTAAATCCATCAATGGAAACGCCCGCCTCTAATGCAAGATGAGGCAATACAGACGGGTGACATGTCATCGGGTCGACGCTTACCAATGCAGGGTCAATCACCTGCAAGTCCTCGCGGTGCATCTGCTCATAGCATTTCCATGCTTCGGTCATGTATGCTGGTAGCAACGTCATTGCGCTACTCCAAACGTGAGCGATAATGTCGGTCTGATTACTTGATGCGGCTCGATGATGACCGACGACAACGGCGATGTGATAACAACATCTTTTACTTGTTCGGTTTCAAGCAACCCGTACAGTTTCGCCATCGTCAGGCTTCGGCTAAAGATCATTGTGTTTTTCGCTATTGCCTCTTCAATTATTGCGCGTACTTCAAGCGCATAGGTCAGGTCATATAGCACGATGTGGGCTTCGATCGAAATGTCTACGATGTCAGCTGAATAAATCGATACCTTATCTGTTAACGGTCGAATCTCATCTTTATTGAGTGCCATGTCCACGCGGTCGATCATTACTGCATCGGCTTCGCCAGTATTTGAGAGCAGGTAAACTTTCACAACGCCAGGAACATCGCTGATGACCTGCACATCTCCCACCCGTGAATCAGCAGTTTTCGCGTAATACTCATACATCAGCGCTGATCCTGCGGTAGATTTGCGCTCACGGCTTAACCAGATGCGGTCTCTGAAACGTTCATCATCTTCTGTGTTTGCCCCACCATGGAAAGCCTCATCTTGGGTCGCCGTAACAACATAAGGAAGCGGCGTTAAAATCACCTCTGTTTTTACGTCGCTTGATTCCACAAACTGCTGAAGCTCCACCGTCCCAGTCACGGTTGTAATTCCGGCGGGGATGGTTACGTCATCGAGCAGTAATGCTGTCGAACCTTTGCCATCCCCAAGCCGAAGGCCATCTGGAAGCGTGACATCATAGTTGAGCGGCATTGATAATGTGAACGTAAAAAGAGCGTAAGGCTTTGCTCCTTCTAGACGTGTCACGCCATAGCGTGTCGCGCCGATATGGTCCAGATCGCCACCTTTTGCATAGGCCAGCAGCTGTGATTTGACGGCCTGATTGATGCGGGTTCTCAACAACATCTCCTCATAGGCGTCGGTCTCGATCATCGTCATCAAGTCGTCGCTTTCGCTTGGAATGTACTCAATACCCTTTGCTTCCATTAGCTCTATTACACGATCAAGCTTTCTTTGCTTGATCGCTTCAAAATCAAAAACCTCGATTACTTCGGGGGCCGGGAGATCAGACAGTTGCATTTTCCACATCCGTAAATCCTAAACCGATGGCCCGGTCTATTCCATTTTCAGCGTACTCGATACGGATACTTACCGTATCGCCCGTCTGAATACGAACCCGCTTAATTATTGCGCGCGGTTCGTTTTTTTCGATGGCCTCGTATGTGTGGCGAGTGGCATCAAGCACCCATTCATCGTTCACGGTTTTGTCGATCAGCTCAAACAGACGGCTTCCGTAGTCTGGCATCATTACGCGACTGCCAAGAGGTGTGACAAGGATTCGGCGGATCGATTCAGCTGTATCTATCTGGTAAATCATGCCCGTTCCGCTCCGTCTGTTGTACTGAAGTTAGTCAGGTCTCCCCGCGCATCCATGATGCCTCCGCCCACCGACAAGTCGCCCGTGATATCCGTGACAGCTGCGTCGATGGTTACAGTGTCGGCGGCGATTGTTGCGTTGGTGCATGTGATATAAACAGGGCCGGCGGCGACAACACTCACGCTGCCAGATGCATCGACTTTAATCGTTTTTGCGATAGTATCGATCGCTATGCGCGTGCCATCTTCCCATTCGATGATCTCAGTTGTGTCGTCTGCACCAGACGGCTCTTTTTGCCCGTGGTTGAAAATCCCGCGAACGACGATCCCGCTGTCCGCTTCTCCGAACGGACTGACGACAAGTGCCTGTTCGCCTGGTCTAATCGGAATCCAGTGACGGCGAAAGCTACTGGAAAAGCTCATGACCGGCAAAAAGTCGGTTACCCGCTCGCCGACCTTGACGCGCGCCAGCGCCTTGCCATTGGCGCTTTTTGTCTCTGCGATCGTCCCGAAGCGCGCAAGGTTCGATATGCGTCGCAGAATCTCCGGTATCATTACATCCCCCACGCTTCCGTGTAATATTTCACCGAAAGATCGATGCGCGCAGCGCCGACGATACTCTCGTTCTGCTCTATCTGCATCTCTGTACCGGTCACTGATCGGTAATCACCAAGATACTCGCTCTCCTCTTCTGGTTTACCGATAACCCGCAGGACGTCCATCACTTTGCTTCGAAGCGATTCTGCTGTCATCCTCTCGTCGGCCGCGTAGATTTCGATCTCGATCTTCAGTGAATGATCGCTGCTACCGGAGGGATAGTCATGTGTGATGTCGTCATCGGTATCTTTGAGAATGAGTGCAGGTAGATCGTGTTTGCCAAGAGGTGTGACAAGCCACTCGAACAGGTTCGGCTCCCATGTGTAGCCGTTTGCGACCGTGATTGTTTTTAGTCTGGTTTTGAGGTTGTCGATGATGGCTTGTCGTTTCATAAGAGTATTCTCCCGAAATTGCGAAAAAAAGTAAGGGAGTGAAAAACGGTGCTAAAATCTCGGCCGATCATCTTTCGAGATATAGATTTTGACCATCCCAGAGTGGTCGTCTTCGATTTTGATGACCGTATAGGGGGTGCCATCGATGGATATCGCCGGATTCTCCCCGGCCACATCGCTGCGCTTCGCTATCAGATAGTCGACACCATCTATAGCGTTTCCTTCCAGTACCGCTTCGTTGTCACGGGAAAAGATGGCCGGGATTTCCGAATTGTCGATCACCACGTTTCGGGCGAACTCTTCCGTATCGAGGAAGACATCTTGGATATCTTCCTCGATATCCTGCGTGAAGCTATTCACCCTCTTTATAGCCCTCGATCAGCTCGGTGAGTTCATCTTTTTTCTCGTTGCCAGCAAGTTCGATACCGAGACTTTCCGCATACCCGATGAGTTCATCTTTTTTCATTTTTGAAAGATCGGTATCGTCTTCATCCTCGTCCGGCTCGGCCGCCGCGAGCTCGACGAGCCGCGCGGCCTCCTTCTCTTCCGCGTCGAAAAGATCGCCCGGGAGGTGGCGGCCGTCACCGGTGACTACCAGTTTGAGCGCCCTGAGTCTCATCACAGAACCTTCGCGCTCATGAATGCGTCAACTTCGACCGGAACGACCAGCGGAGCAGACTGCATCAGCAGGTAGCGCACGCTCGGGTCTTCTTCTTCCCAGCTTTTGGCGAAGACTTTCGTCGCGTAGAGGGCCTTGAGGTCTTTGATAGCGCCGTAGACGCGTTTCGCTTTCGCCTGTGTACTGCCGTAGATGACGGTTTCTGCATCAACCATCGCTTTTTCAGCACCGGTCTCGTCATCGATGTACCACTCGTCATAGCTGTAGATATCAGTGGCGATCTCCGGAATATAGCCCCAGTATGTCACACCTTTGGGCAATACTTCAGGATTGATGATTCCGCGCTCCATGCGACGTAGATCGAGCGCATTCTGAACCTTTGCGTTATTGATGAACGCATCGACCGCATCGCCTCCCATTACAGCCACATTCGGAGCGATTCCCCCAGCCTTGACTCGCTCTGTGCGCCATGCGCGCATTTGTTTGATCGGATCGGAGTCCGTATCACTCCAGAGCGCCGTACCAGAGAGTACCGGAAGCTGCGAGACATCGAAACTGAAGTCGATCTCATCCTCCACGCCGTCACCCTTAACAATGATTTTTCCAGTGGTAAGCGCCTGAGCCGCCATCCACTCGATGCGGCGGTAGATATACTCTTTGCCCTCCATAAGATCATCGACGAGCTTGGCCGCCGCACGCTCCATCGCGCTGCCTGCTTCATAAAACACCGTGTTGGCGTTCTGGACGACATCGGCCGCTTCGGTGACGAATTTGTGCTTGATGTAGGCCGGCTTGTAGGTTCGCACCGTCTTTTGTGCCCCTTCAACCACTTTGCCCTTCATACGCGGTGCTACGAACGGGGCCATTTTTCGTTTTCCCTTTTTGATCTCGATATCGACGGCTTCCGCTTCGCTGACATCCTCTTTTTTAAAGAAGAGGTCCTGAAGGAAGGTTCCTGCTGCCGGAATCTGGTTGACCGACGCCGTCAGCTCACGGGTCTGGAAAAGTTCTTCGATTGTCATATTCTATACTCCTTATGCGATGGTTTTCAGGTAGATTCCGAGCATTCGGAATGCCTCTTTGGTCGATGCAGCGGTGTGTCCGTTTCCAAACGTCAGCGCCGCTTCGTTGATTTCTCCCGCCTTGATGACGCCGATGGTTGAGTCGCCCGCCGTCGCATCCGCATCGTCGAGCAGAATCGCGTAGACGTTTTCGCTTCCGTCGCTCACCTCCGTGCCGTCGTCGAGCGTCTTTGCGGAAAGTTTGAGCTTCCCGGTCTCCGTAACCTTGCCCAATGCCGCCCCGCGCGCAAGCGTCTGCCCCGCTTCGAGAATCTCCGTGTCGGTCACGATGGGACCGGATACGATAAGTGTGCTCATGCCTGTGCTCCTTTCAGTTTTTCAATCGCTTTGGCCATGATGGTTTTGGCCTCCGCCTGCGGTTTTTCACCGTCGGTATCGGATACCGACGTTCCGGCTTCCGCTACCAGCGCGGCCACCTCTTCGCCGTCAGCCGTCCACGACTGCTCCATCTTCGCCTTTTTCTCTTTTTCAGCCCGCCACATCGCAAGCTCTACCTGCTCTGCGGTGCTTTTGCCGTCAAACTTCATCTCATTTACGATTGCTTCAAATCCAGGTACTGCCACTGCCTCAATAGCTTTGATACGCTCGCGCTCCGCTGTTGCCCCGACCTCAAAAATACCCGCATAGAGTTCAGGGTGCTGCTCTTTGAGCGTCGCGGCTGTCATCATACCGCCATGCTCTGCCGTTTTTGTCTGTTGTGACATAGTGTTTACTCCTTTGTTTTTGGTAAGTTCTTCGATAAGAGCTTCAAAATTTCCGACACGATCGACCATTCCAGCATCTTTCGCTTCGTCTGAAATAAGAAGATCGCCGCCTCCAAAACGCTCTATCACCGTTTCATAGCTCACCCCGCGATACTCGGCGACGGCGGCGACGAACTTTCGGCCCAGCTTGTTGGCCCACGCCTCGATCTGTGCCCGCCCCTCTTCACTCGAGATATCCGGCCGCTTCTTTGGTGAGACGACCGAAACGATCTCCACGCGCTCAAGTCCCTCTTTTTTCAGTTTTTCCGTGTCATCGATCATCGAGAAAACGACACCGATTGAACCAACAAGAGCGGTTTCAGATGCCACGATCTCATCGGCTGCCGCCGCGATCCAGTACCCGGCACTTGCAGCAAGATCATCCACATAGGCAACGACACGCTTTTTCGATCCGCGGATATAGCTCGCGAATTCCGCGATACCGCTCGCCTCTCCGCCGGGTGAGTCGATATTCAGCACGATCGTATCGATGGACGAATCATTTTCAAGCGTCTTGAAATCTTCGGAATACGCCTGAAGGCTTCGCATAGGGCCGGAGAGGTTCATGCCGTTGCCGTAGCGCATGATGGGTCCGGTAATGTTCAGCACGCCAACACTGCCGCGATACTCGACGAACGATGTGTCTCCGGCCTCCTTCACATTGGCCGACAACGCCTCTTTTCTCGCCTCCAGCTGCGCCTTGATGGCGGCGTTCGTGATGCCGCTTGTGACATCCTCTCTCGCGACGATATTCTGCACCGCGCGCATCCAGTCGGGATGCATCAGCCACGGCTGCGCCGCTATTCTTCCAATCATATTGATCATTCCATCTCCTTGAGTCCTGATTCTTTCAAAAGTATCGTTTCACGTTTCGCTTTGCGCACGTTTTGCTCGTAGTCGCTTCCGTTGATCTCCGCCGCTTCGCGCGCTCTGGTGCTGAACCCTTCCTTTACACGAGCCGCAGCCGCTGAAGTTTCGACCTTTTCGTTGATCTGCCCCGCCGCCGGTCCGGTCCAGACGCTGCCCAGGTAGGCTTTGCGCACGAACGGATCGTCCAGAAAGCCCGGTGCTTGAAGCCGACCGGAAAGCACAGCTTCGGTGATGACGGCTTCATAAAACGGCTGGCAGAAGCCGTCACCGATCCACCTGCGCCGCGTTTTGAATATCCGCCATGCCTCGAGAAATGCCGCTCGGGACGCCGTATAGCTGGATGTGAAATGTTTGAGCAGAATTTCATACGGTATCCCGAGTCCTGCACCGATTTGTCGGAAAATAGTTGTGACAAACGGATCATAGGCAGTATTCGGCCGTTTCGGATCTGCCGTCTCGATCGACTCATCCTTGGTAAGCGAGACGATGGCGCCGGGTCCAAGTTCGATGTTTTCATCGAAACTTTCTGCCATATCACCTTCGTCAGACTCGTTTTTCAAAAAGACGGTAAAAAGACCGCTAATGAGCGCGGCCGTCAGCTCCGCTTCGGTATACTCGGAGAGGATTTTGAGGTGATTGATGACTGGCGCAAGGTACGGAACACCGCGCCGCTGTCCCGGCCTTGTCTGCCGATAGAGGTGAATGACGTTACGTCGGCCGCTTTTGCCGTAGGCCGGGATCACGACCCATTCACGGTTCATGTCGTAGCCACCCGGATGCAATTTGAGCACATGGTACTCGATCGGTGCGCCGTATCTATCGACGCGGATGCCGCCCGCAAGTTCGTCCGTGTCCATCGCGTCGTCCTTGTTGCAGACGCGGTCCGCCTCGATAAGAGATAGTGTCGTGGTATAGGGCCAGTGTTTTCGCCTGATGGCCGGCATCGTCGCGAAAAGGTCCCCGGAAAGTAGGGCTGAGATCAAAGCCGTAGTCTGAAGTTCATAGAAGTTTTTCGAGCGTGCGGCATCACAGTTGACGCTTTCAGCCACGAAACGAAACTCGCGCTCGGCCGCCGCTTCCCACTCCGCCGCCGCATCGTCGGAAAGGCCAAGATAGTCGCGATCGATCTGCGCCTGCACTCTCAGACCGCTGCCGACGATGCTCGCCGCGTTCGTATCGATCACACCGGCAACAAGAGGGTCGTTGCGGTAGAGGTCCCGGCTTCTCGTGCGAAGCGTTTTGAGATTCGGCAGGTCGTCCTTGTCTGCACTTCCCCCGCTGGCGTGCCAGTTTTTCAAAGAGCGGTGCGATCCGGATGCCCCGACATAGCTGCCAAGCGCACCCATACTTGCCCTGGCACGCATCCTCTGAAGACCCTTGACCGGCGCGAAATAGGATACGACCTTGTCAACGATCGTAGGTTTGAAATTGACGTTATTCAAATCGGCTCACCCCGTAACGGATTCTCAGACCCCCGCGCCCGTCGGCTTTCGCCTGAAGACGGTCGACTTCCCGTTTCCAATATTTGATATCTTCGTTGACCTGTTCGAGTTCGGCACGGCGTGATCTGCTCTTGTCGCCGCCCACGGTATACTCCTGTGAACGCAGAATGCGGCTTCTGGCATCTAGTGCCTCTTTGAGATAGGTCTTCGCTTCGTCGAGTGTCCAGGTCAAAGAATACTCCTTTTAGCGTATTCTCCCGAAATTGCGAAAAAAAGTAAGGGAGTGAAAAACGGTGCTAAATCTTTCCTTTGAACGAAAGCAGCTCTTCGAGTTTCTTTCTGAACGTGTCACTCTCATGAAGCAATGCCTCGAGAGTCTCCCCGATCCGCTTTCCCCTCTCATTCGCCAAAATCTCCAAAACGACCACAGTATCGATCTTCACACTCCCCCGAAGCTGTACTGTCGGCTGTTTTCTCATCTTCCAATCCCCTTTGATAATTGTCTCTTTCTTCTTTGCTGCTGCTTTACGAAAAGCCCACCTCTTTTAGCCAAAAGCTCCAAATCTATACCCGCGAGGAATAATGCTGCATACGCATACACCCGCACATCCAACGCTTCGTTACGTGCTCGGATTTTCACCCATCTCCCATCTTTCCCCCTTTGTTCTGCTGTCAACTGCTTGAAATATTCTGCATTGTATGCTTCATCGTTTGGAAAGTGCATATACCCTGGTCCCGGTTCTTCGGTCATGATGTACGAATAGAGCACATCTTTAGCAGCATTGACGCCAATCTGGTAGAGATGTATCGTCTCTTTCGTTTTTCCGCCTGTGCCTCTGATTTTTCCTTTCCCGGCGCGCAATGGAACGACCGGAGCGTCGATCTGTTTTGCACCTTTTATTGCGAAAATGTTTCGAGAAAATCTTGTCTTGCAGAATCGATATGCAGCCTGTGAGCTGTGGCCCTGCGTATCGAGGGCCACAGCATGTATCTTCATCAGGCCGTTTTCGTGTATGAATGTGCGCACCGAGAACTCATCGAGACGCTGCCAAACTTCTGGCTTGGATGTGTCTCCATGAAAAACTTTTCTACAGATGGACCAGCTCTCTTCATGTTCACCCCATCCGACTACTTCAATTTCCAAGCGGTCGTCTTGTGTGTCGACACCGCATGTCAAAACCAATACCGGCTCAGGTACTTCTGCCGTGTAGTCCTCTTTTCTCGTCTCAAGATCATCGATTTCTACCTTTTCATATTCCTCTTCCCACGGTCGTGCCAGCACTTCGTTATAGAAGGCTTTCAGCTTCAGCGGGTTGTCTTTGGCGGCAAGAAACTCCTTGACGATATCCGGCCACGTTACGTTAGGCGAATACGACAAAAACGCCCAAACGTGAAATGAAGCAATGCCATTAAACGGCTTAGTGGCTGCCCACTTACCCCTTTTGTCCATTTCGCGCTTATGCCTGTCGTATATTTTTCCCCCACATTCCACACACTCAAAATGAGCGGTTTCTGGGTAATGCTTGATAGTGTTACCATAATCGTCTACATTTTTATCCCATTTCAAATCTTCAAACTCAAAGGTCTGATAGTGACCGCAGTGTGGGCATGGCCAGTGCCTATATCTCTGATCGCCTGCCTCAAACCACTTGACAACCTGCGACGTTTCTTTGATGATGGGCTTCCCGCCGATGATGTTTTTCCGGTCCCAGAAGTCGGAGGTCCTGCGCATACCTGTCGTCAATGTATCCCCTGCTTTTCCCGCTTCGAGCTTCCATGTGTCGATCTCATCCGCTACGAATACGCGCACGGTACGTCGGTTGAAGTTTCGCTCTGATTCAGCTCCGACACCTTCCCAGATGCCACCCGGATAGAATTTCTTGGTAGTTTTCTCCCTCTTCTTCCGGCCTCGGATAGACGGCGTATCGATAAGTCCTGCAATTTCTGGATTGTCGCGTATCATCGGCTCGAATTCATCCTCTGCATAGCCTCTGATCTCGTCGTCGGTGGGTTGCGCGTGCAGAATCGAGCTAGGGCGCTGGTGGATAAAGTAGGCCTGTGTAGCATTCAGCATCTTTGTATATCCCACACGGGTAGACTTTTTAACAACGACAATAGGCGTAACGAAATCGCACATTGCATCAGCGATCTCTTCCTGCCACGGGTAAAGTTTCATTTTCCCTGGTGCAGCGCTCGATTCTTGAGATAGATAGAAATACTTGTTAATCCATTGTGATCCAGTCAAATTTGGACGCGGCTTAAGGATATTCAAGCCATATCTAATTATTTCTATCTGTTGTTTTGTCAAGCTGATTCCTTGCCTCAAGTTTCATGGTGTTTATGTATTCGATCAGCCACTCAACCGCTTCGGTAGAAACTTCTGGGAAGTGAGCTTTTAGGTTCACGGGCAGATCGTCGAGCGCCTTATTGAATGGTGTGAAGATTTTTTCTACCGCGGCCTTGGCATCCTGCACCGGTATCAACTCCCCTTCAGCCTGCAAAAACTTCTGACGGCTGATTTTTCCCATCCAAAAATCTTTAATGATCTGAACCTTCTGGCTTGGTGATTGAGCTTCGGCTAAGAGTTGGTTGAGTTCCTCGACATTTTCTTCATTGTAGATGGCAGGATCATCCGCAACTTTTTTAGGTGGTGCGATCGGCGGCGTAAAGTCTCTTTTTCTCCCTTTCGTCAATGTCTCGAGTGCTTTTTCAAGGTAGATTTTTTTACCATCAGGCGTCATGCACTTATCGAATATGCCCTGCCTGACAAGTTTCGAGATATACTGAGGTGATTTGCCGATATGTCGCGCCAGTTCAGATTTTGTAACCGAGATTAACTTTGCCATCGTTTTTAAACCTTTTGGTTTAATTTTTCTCTAAACATTATTGGTTGTTCCCAAAAATTCTGGGTTTAACCGTGGTTTAAAAGTTGAAAAATAGAGAGTTTCCGCGATCGCGAGTATCCGCACGAATTTCCACCCCCAGAAGGACCCGCACATCCTCATCCTCTCCCTAAATAAAAATCGAAGTTGTGTTTAAACTCTTTTTCGTAATTTGCCTCTACTTCTCTTTTAGCTTTATCCAGAATCTCTTTATTGAACATCTGCGGGATTGACAGAGTTTTCTTTGATTCAATAGGCAATCTATCTTTGCCAATCCGCTGAAATACATGCACATTCCCATTTTTTCCGGTAGCAATAAACGCTCCTCTTATGACCCTTCTGCCTCTATCTTTTCTAACCTTGACGCTCACGCCTTTTTTTGTTTTACGTGCCCCGAAGTTGATGAGGCTCGATTGATTGCCACTTATCTTGAACCTCCATGCGACATCGTTGCCATCCGTCATAGTTCGTGTCTTGATCTTATCTTTCAGCTTATTGGCCTTGATGCTGTACGTCTTCCGCACCTCTTTTGTCGCGGTGGTTTTTAATCTTTGACCCATGCGTCGTACTGTTTTGCTAAGTGCTTTCTTATACTCTTTAGGATTGAGGGCGGCCAACGCCTCATCAATACCATCAATCTTTACATCAATTCTCATCTCACGCCTTCCAATTCTATCGCCCGATCGATGCTCTCTTTCGCCTCTTTCAAGTCCGTTAGCTTATCTTTATGCCCACGGACGCCCGGCATAAGCAGCTTCTTAATAGCGTGTGCCGTGGCCGGGTTCGTGACATTGAATGCCACAAGAACGTCATACACGTCGATAGTTGCACCCTTGCATTCTCTTTGGTATTTGTTCTTTGGCCGCACTGTCGCCATCGCTGCTTCTTCTCGCGGGTCGTAGCGCTGCCAGTCGCTCTTCGGTGGCAATGGACTCACAAATAGGCTGATACCGCTGTATGCATCTCTGTACATCTCCAGAATCTCTTCGGTCTCTCTGCTCGTCATATCATCTCCTCTATCATTTCTATCGCTTCCTGCGCCCCGTAGCACACAACGCCGACCGCATACTCGAATCGATTGACCATCTCCAAAAACTCCCGCTGCTTCTCGCTCACGCGCGACACGCTTCTCTTTCGGCGCTTCATTTCCACAAACACGATCTTCTTCGGCGTAAAAACGAACAGATCGCTCACACCGGCCGTCATCCCCTCTTTTTTGGCCTGCTGCGCCTGCCAGCGGGTCCGCTTCTGGCCGTTCGGCACGGCGGCAAAGGGGATTCGCTTTCGCGCCAGCCAATCGATAAACGCTCGCTGCTCGTCGATCTCTTTGGGGATGATCATGCACACTCCTGCTCATTTTTCGTATATTTTTGCAGGATTCGAAAGAAAAGTATCTTTTAAGATTTTTTACTGGAATAGCGGTGGTGTCTTGTCGTCTTCGTATCTTTTGCAGTGATACTCTCGTTTGTACTCTCGGAACTCTTTATCACTCGCGAGTTTCAGCTCGATCACCTTGCCGAGGCTCATGCCCCTTGCTTCCGCCATCCTCTCGATGGCGTAAAGCGTGCTTGCCTTGACAGTCGGATGGATAGTGACGGTGCTGTCGATTTTCATTGCCTTCCTTTCATCGGGTTGTGCCCGCCGCGATCCGCGCCGCGTTTACCTCTTCGTCCGTAGCGAACTTCCTGCACGCCTCTTTGTACCCCTCTTTTTTCCACACATCGTCAAGTTTTTTGGAATAGTACGCGACCGCCTGGCCGCTGGGCGTGTAGCGCAACTCGATGTCGCGGGAGAGGTTTCCAACGAGGATTACTTTATTGAACATCACATTCTCCAAAAACCTCTATTTCGGTTGGGGTGCGTTTATGCACCCATGACTCTGCCCCATCATACTCATACCTTTCGAGCCACGATCCATCTGTGAATACAACAACCCCGAACAGCTCTTGGGCTCCATAGCCTTCGTCGTAGTCAAAATCCAAGGCTCGAAGATTTTTTTGCAGCCCATGCTTACAAAATATCCAAACCTCTTTTTTGTCGAAGTTGTCATCGAGCACGCATATTCGTGCATACGCGATATCCTCAAGGAATTTTCCAGCAGCGTGAATGGTATCAAGGATCTCTTCTTTTGCGTTTACCATCACACCACCTCGTCCAGCTTGACATGCAGCAGCTCGCGCCCCTTCATGATCTCCACCGCCGCCTCCAGCGACGCCACGCGGTCTTTGAGCCTGCGGTTCTGCCGCTTCAGGTCGTCGTAGTCGGCCAAAAGCTTTTGCAGCTTCACCGCGTCCACCGTCACCCTCTCCGTCGTGTGGAAAAAATCTCTCATGAACTCGTCGATTCTCATCGTTGTCTTCCTCCTGCGTCAGTTGATTCACGCGATTTGGGGCATTTCATAGACCACCTCCGTGTAGTTCGGCTCCTGTTCCAGCGTCCACGGCCGACTGTAGAGCCTTTCGTTCTCCTGGCGGTTCTTCGTGCAGTGGATCACGCGCCCGCCGCTCTTTTCGTCCTTGACTACGAAGAGGATCACATCGGCGTCGTACTTCTGGTCGCCGCTGCCTTTGAGCGCGAACCGCCCGGTCTTTTCCGACTCTTCGCTGATCTGGTTGATGAGGATCAGGATGACGTCGAGCTCCTGGCACAAAATCGCCAGCCGTGTCGAGACGGCCGACCACTTCTCGTGCTCTTTGCCCGCATGCCCTTCGTGCTCGATCTTCATCTTCGAGTCGATCACGAAAAAGCGGTAGCCCTCTCTGGCTCGGATTCGGACGATCTTTTCGATCACCTCGATGTCGTTGCCCTTGAGGCGCACCTTGAGGTTTTTACGTTGCGCTTCGGTGGCCAGCAGCTTCTCCAGCCGGTAGGCGCTGCGTCGCATCCCCATCTCGTAGCTGAAGAGGTAACACCGCTCGTATCGGGCCACGTTGGCCAGTATCTGCATAGCCAGCGTCGTCTTCCCCGCTCCGGACGCTCCGGCGATCTGCACGAAGGTGCCGCTTTCGAACCCCTCCAGCGTTCCAGGCGCGTCCAACGCCTCCACGCCGGTCAGGTACTTCGGACGCTTCGGAAGGCTCTTGACCTTCTCGATGAGCTCCATAGCGCTCATCTCCTCCTCTTTGTCGGCTTCCTTCTGCAGCGTCTCGATCGCCTCGATCTTGAGCTTGTAGAGCCGCTTTTTAAGCTTTAGCTCCGTATCGATCTCGCCGGATTCCATCGCTTTGGCGATTTTCCCCTCCAACTCTGCGATGCGCTTTGCGATCTCGTCGAGGATCTTCATGCGTCCACCTCCCCCACCGGCCCGATGCAGAACCAATCGCCGAACTCCGGCTTGAACTCTTCGACGAAGCCGTCGCGCACTCTTCGACGCGGTCTCTCTTCGGACTGCCGCTTTTGAGCCGCGTAATCGGCCAGGAAGTTGATGAGCCGCTTGGCGTAGCGGCCCTCTTTCATCAGGTGCTCTTTGAACGCCCGGACAAACGCCATGGGATCGTCGATCTTCTCCGCCAGCTTTGACGCCTCCGAGAACTCTCGCTGACTGAGCCGCCCTTTCGCTCCGACTAACGCGCACTCGGTCTTGATGACGTCGAGCTTTTTGAGCGCACCGGCGCGAGTACGATCGGATTCGCCTTGAGGCTCCGGGTGTTCGCAAGAGGGGTTTGGGGTATTCTCTGTAGTAGTCTCTGTGTAGTCTCTGTCAAAAGATTTATCATTAATACATCGGTGCATTTTGCCCTCACTCATCGGTGCATTTTGCACCTCTCCATCGGTGCATTTTGCACCATTGCATCGTGCAGGCTCCAAAGATTCTAATTTCTTATAATCGATCGTGTAATAATTCGTTCTGTCGCGCTTGTCTTCGGACAGTCTTTCGACACGGATAAGCCCGGCATCCTTCAGCTTTTTCAGCGTCCTTTTGATCGTGTCTGCACTGAAAAACCTGAACTGCTCTCTCCACTGTTCGATGGTGTTGTAGACCCAGAATTTCCCATCATGTTTAAAATTGGATTTCTGCACCCAATAGTGGATCTGCTGAAGTATAATCGCCTCGTTTAGCCCGATCTTTTCGGCAAGCTCGGGATTGACGACAAGCGGATTTTCGGAAAACAAAAGACTCATATTGCCAACCTCCTCGCAACATAAAGCGCCGCGTTCTTCTTGATAACCGACAAAGAGTGTTCAAGGTGCGACTTGATAAGCGGCACCCTTGCCGCCACCGCTACGAATGCCATTTCGTCTCTTACGTTCCAGTCCTCCCACATAGAGAGCTCATCGTGTACCCCCTCCATGTAGACGGGCACATCGCGCTTTCTCATCGCCTGTATCGTCTCGGCGATCTTGATGAGCGACGGATCGGTGAACCATCGCTCATCGACATCGATGGACGCGATCTCCGAAGGGATTTCGGCATATTCCGGGTATATCAGCGTCGCCAGCACGGCGGCCTGATGCTTGAGTGTATGGTCCATATTCTACTCCTCGGTTCCGTACGGATTTTTGACAACGAGAGCCCCTTTGGTTGTTTCAAAGGGACAATTTCAAGGCGTTGTGGTGGTATTTAGCGTTTCGGTTTCTGCAGTTCGTCGATCATCTCATCGATCAACTCTTTGGCGTCGTTTACGCCGTCAATGACGAGGCGCAGAGCGTGGGAAAGCTCTATCGGCTCCGCGTCTTTCTTGGCGGCGTGCATGAGCACATATAGAGTGCTTTCGATGGTGTCGAGACGTGATTTGATGAACGACGATCGCATGATCGTGTAGTGGTTTGGTTGTGTGGTTGTCATGCAATGCTCCTTAAAATTGAAGTAACTTCACTTTCATGGAGCATTATATAGAAGTTGTTTCTATTTTGTCAAGTGTTTTTATGAAGTGGCTTCACTTTTCAAGCTCATCTGATATGAGCTCCTTTATCTTGTTAAATTTCTTTTCTACCCGCATGAGTTCTATCATCTCATTAACCCATTTAGGCACCTCATACTTACCAGTAGCCCAGTTACTTACTGATTCTCTGGACACTCCTGTCCGTTCCGCAAACTCCTTCTGCGAAACGCCGATCTCCTTCAACTTCCGTTTCAGTTCGTCGGGTGTCATTGTTGGTCCTTCTACCTTTGGTCTGGACTTAAGAAGATCTTTCATAACTTCAAGCATCCCTTCGGCATCACTATCCCAATTCTTAGTATTTACTCTTGGATCATTGTCATCAACAAGTCCGGATATTCGAAGCTTGTCCCATAGCTGATATATTAGTGCAGTCCTATCTTCGATTTTAGTATATCTATCTAATTCTGAGATCAGCTTTTCGATATCTTTTTTTGCTTCTTCATGTGTCATAGCTTGTCCTCCTAATCATATAATTTTACCAATTATTAGCATTTAGTTAGTTTTAATGTAGTTTGTCCGATAATTCAAACGGTGATATACCACCATTAGTTACCAGATATCATCTGAATGACGTGCCGGCTGGTTACCGGTCGTTAAGGCGATGAGTGGTTATCAAACAACAGGGAGCTCTGGCACCTTTACGGTGTCTCGCCTCGGTGTCCGTTTGGGCATCGGGGTTTTTTTTTGGCCATTTGGTTGGGGTGCGGGGCGGTACTTCATCATAAAGGACTTGCCATGAGTCCCCTGTTTGAACTAACCATTCATCAAATGGCGTATGTTGGACTTGCTCTGATATACATAGTCCTCGCGTTTAGCGGGAAATAACAAACCATGACGCGCCGATGCGTGCCTAACCAACACATCAAAACACCGGCGCGTCACGCCACATACGCACCGTTGTCGTAAAAAACTATCTGCACCCCGTCCAGCAATCCACACCCAAGAGCACATCCAGATAACCGATCGCCTTCACTATGCTTTCATTACTCTGTCCTTGAGGTAGTTTATATGGATTTATCTAATTAGTATGCGTAGAAAAATTAGAAAATAATTTGTAACAAAGGGTACGCGTGTACCCTTAAAAAGTAGTGTTGCGAAGGTACACAGTGTAGTAAATGCCGTATTTTAGGGATTTAGTGCGGGCTCATAACCCGAAGGTCGGAGGTTCAAATCCTCCTCCCGCAACCAATCAAACCCCCTAAGCAAAAATATCTTCTTGAGTTCTTCCTTTTCTGCACCCATTCAACCGAAAAAACACAAAAGTCATTTTGTTCATTCTTGTTAGATGCCATCTTCGTAAAGAAAAATTTTGTATCCCAATCGAAACCCGGTATTTCCATAACTCCCATAGATATTACCAATGAACTTGTTCAATT